ACGGGGTCACGATCATTGAAGACCTTCAGCCTGACCAAAACGGGGACAGCGACCTCGTTGACTTGGGCGAGGACACCATCACCATCATTAACAAGGAGATTGAAGCCCTTCAGAATATCTCCGATCCGAAGCGGCTGAAGACCCTTGTGCGCGACCTGTATGCGGAGTGCATTGCAAACGAGACTGTCAAGCCATGATTACATTCAGTAAAATCCGTTGGAAGAACTTATTGAGTACGGGAAATGTATTCACGGAGGTTCAGTTGGACAAGCACTCCACCACTCTCATCTGTGGCGAGAACGGTGCGGGCAAGACCACCATGTTGGATGCTCTCACCTTTGTGCTTTACGGCAAGCCGTTCCGAAACATTAATCTGCCGCAGATCGTGAACTCCATCAACGGCAAAGATTGCGTAGTGGAGATTGAATTCACCTCAAACGGCAGCAAGTACAAGGTTGTGCGTGGGCTGGCTCCGAAAGTGTTTACCATTGAGAAGGACGGCAAGACCGTTGAGCAGACGGCAAATGCAAAGGACTACCAAGCCATTCTTGAGGGGCAAATCCTCAAGATGAACTACAAGACATTCTGTCAGGTAGTGATTCTTGGCTCCACGAACTATGTGCCGTTTATGCGCCTTCCTGCTGCGGATCGCCGTAACATCGTGGAGAACCTGTTGGACATTGATGTGTTCTCCAAGATGAACGAAGCACTGAAATCGCGGCTCACTTCTACAAAGGATGAACTGCGCTCTGTGGAGTCCACGATCAGCACGGTGAGGATGAAGATTGAACACAAGGCGGACATGATCAAGAAGATTGAGGAGAAGTCAGACTCGCAGTTGGAATCCTACAAGAAGTCTGCGGAGGAAGAGCAGGAGTCTCTGCAATCTCTGCTAGAGCGGAAGGCTACTTTGCAGAGCGAGATTGCTGCACTTGCGGAGAGTGTTGCGTCTGTGGACAAGCAGCGCGACTCTATCTCGCAGATGACGGCTCTACGAAAACAGATGCAAGGAAATGTGAAGAAAGTGCAGGACGAGCGTACATTCTACGAACAGAACGATGAATGTCCTGTGTGTAAGCACGGCTTGCCCGATGAGTTCCGTCAGGACATGATCGGCAAGAAGGAAGCCCGAGAAACGGAACTAGCCCTTGCTCTACAGAAGATGGAGCGGATGCTAGAGGACGCGAGAACGAAACTTGACATTGCGAATGTGGTTGTGAAGCAGATAGACGAAAAGCGTCAGGAGTCTCACAAGACTGATTCCGCAATTGCGTCCTCCAAGAAATATCTGAAGCAGTTGCAGGAACTCGCGGAGAAGGTACAGCGGGAGAAGGGTTCCATTCAGACGGAACGGGATGCCATCACCACGCTGCAAGCAGAAGAGGACGCAGCAGAAGGACAGAAGAAGGAGTTCGTTGAGGACTTGCACACAATGGAGATTGCCACCGTGCTGCTGAAGGACAGCGGTATCAAGCGCAAGATCATTCGTAAATACATTCCTGCTCTCAATAAAATCATCAACAAGTATTTGATTTCAATGGATTTCTTCGCGCAGTTCACCCTGAACGAGGACTTCAATGAAATAATCAAGAGCCGCCACCGTGACGAATTTTCGTATGAAAATTTCAGCGAGGGTGAAAAATTGAGGATTGATGTTTCCCTCTTGCTTGCGTGGCGAGACATTGCTAGAATGAAGAACAGTGCCAACACGAACCTACTCATTCTTGACGAAGTATTTGATTCCTCCCTTGATGCCGTTGGCACCGAAGAGGTAATCAAGATTTTGCAAGGCATGGGTGGTAGCAGCAACATCTTTGTGATCTCACACAAGTCTGACCAGTTACTAGATAAGTTCCAGAACATCTTGACCTACAAGAAGGTCAACAACTTCAGCAAACTATGCTAACCATGAGTCGGAAAATTTCAAAAGAACGAGCGCGTAACATTCTGTCGGGTGGGGCAGAACCGCAGTATGACCCCAACACAAAGGCAGATGATCTTGAACTCGTGATTGAAAAATCACTGTACTGGTACAGGCAAAATTTCAAACTGCCTGCCGCCAAGCAGTGGGTGCGAGAATATCTGCAAAGCAACGAACGGCAAGAGGATGCTGCACTCGTTACCCGTGCAGGAAAAGAACACTTCCGATTCGTGGCTCCCTACTGCCGCATGGCTGTTCGGGGTTTTCCATTCGGAGAGAAGTCTCAAGAACTAATCACAAAACACCTTGATCAACTGCTCCAAAGCGCAAGAGCCAATGCTCCTGCGGCAGAGCGTCCAAGCGTGGCGGATCGCGTGGCAGCAAAGGCTGACGCTACTCTCTGCCTGTTGGAGCCTGTGCTTGACGATGCTATGTCTGCTGTGCGTGGCGGAAAGCGCAAGGACACCGCCATCGTGGATTGGATCAAGAGCAGTGACCTGAATCGCCCTCTTGCACTTGCGGTGAGGGAGCGATTGGATTCTGTGCTTCAGGAGTTTAGTCTTGCACACAGTGGCAAAGACCCTGATCTGAAGGAAGGGTATTCCCATTTCAGTCCGAAGGCTTTGAAGTATATGATTGAAATACTGGAAGGCGCAATTCAAAATTTGGATGATCGCATCGGGGTTCTCCGTGCCTCCCGCAAGCCCCGCAAGACAAAGCCCAAGAGTGCGGAAAAGCAAATAAAGGGACTGAAGTTCCTGTGCCGAAGTGAGGCTTTTGGGGTTGACTCCGCGAAGCCACAGGCTATCATTGGGTCACAAGGACTGATCGTGTTCAACATTAAGAACAACAAAGCCACCGTCTTCATCGCAGTTGAGCCGAAGAGCGGACTAGCGGTGAAGGGTTCCACTTTGGTTGGGTTTGACAGCACGAAGTCCTTTGAGAAGACTGTGCGGAAGCCTGACGAGTTCCTGAAGAACACGGACGGATGCCGTAAGACTTTCACCGCTGCGGTGCGTTACCTCAACGGCGTGAAGACAAAGCAGGGTGAACCTACGGGTCGCATCAACAAGCACTGCCTACTGCTACAGGTGAACTAATGATTCTCGTTGACAACACACAGGTTTTGATGTCCTCTATCTTTGCACAGCACAGGGATGTTGCTGCCATTGATGAAGACCTTGTTCGCCACATGGTGCTGAACACCTACCGAATGTATCGCAAGAAGTTTTTTCGTGAGTACGGGGAACTAGTGATTTGCGAGGATGGCGGCGCATCGTGGCGGCGGGACTTCTTCCCACTCTACAAAGCAAAGCGCAGGGCAGATCGCAAAGAGAATCCCGAGCAGTGGGAGCGGTTCTATGACATCATCAACCGCATCCGTGCAGAGGTCGCAGAAATCTTTCCGTACAGGAATATGCTTGTACAGGGATGCGAAGCGGACGATATCATTGCGTTCCTTGCAAAGCGGTACGCTCCAACAGAAAAAGTTCTGATTCTCAGCGGCGACAAGGATTTCGGTCAGTTGCAGATCCATTCGAATGTCGTGCAGTATTCGCCTCTGCTGAAGAAGTTCGTGGAAATTGATGCACCGCAGCAGTTTCTGCTTGAACACATTGTTCGCGGTGATTCGTCTGACGGAGTTCCAAATATTCTGTCTGATGATGACTGCTTCATGGCAGAGGACAAGCGGCAGAAGCCAGTCACGCAGAAGCGCATGGACGAAATCCTGAAGGAATACGCAGACACAGGCAAGGTGTCTGACAAGTATGCAGCAAACTGGAACAGGAACAATACACTGATTAATCTACTGAATATTCCACACCAATACGAATCAAAGATTGAATCTGAATGGAATAAACCTTTTACACCCTCTCGCGCCAAGATTCTGAACTACATGATAGAGAAGGGACTACGCAACTTGATTGAGGATATTGGAGATTTCTGATGCAAGACCGTACAGATTACGACAGCCGTGACCCCGCCGCAAAGAAGGCTCGCAAGAGCGTGGAGAGCAAGCACAAGAGCCGTCGTCGTCACGACGAAAAGGATCACTTGAAGCGTTTTGTTGAAGATTACAATGCAGGAAAGCGAGATTTTGATTATGACGAGTACGAAGACAATGACTAACGCAATCACCATTTCAAAGCGAACTCTTGACATCCTCAAGAACTTCGCGTCAATCAACTCTGGCATCATCGTGAACGAGGGCAATACCCTGAACACGCTGTCGTCCACGAAGAACATTCTTGCGGAAGCCAAGGTTGGCGAGACTTTCACGAAGTCGTTTGCCATTTGGGACTTGAACAAGTTCCTTGGAACCGTGAGTCTGTTCAAGGATCCAGAGTTTGTATTTGAGGAGAACTATATTACGGTGAAGAGCGGCAAGTCCAGTGTGCGGTACTACTACTGCGACCCGAAGTTGGTGACTTCCACAAGCAAGAAGATTGCTATGCCGTCCCCCGTGGTGCAGTTTGACCTCACGGCAAAGGATTTTGCGGACATCATCAAGGCAGCGTCCGTGCTTCAGGTGGGACACCTGTGCGTCCGCTCGTCTGCTGACGGTTCCAAGATTGAACTTGCCGCCACGGACAAGGGTGATGTGACCTCCAACTTCTATTCGCTTGTGGTGGGAGACAACACTTCAGGAGCCACATTTGAGTTCATCTTTGATGTGGACAACCTGAAGATCCTGCCTGGCGACTACACCGTTGCCATTTCGGAGAAGGTTGTTTCGTCTTTCTCCAACAAGAATGAACCGCTGACCTATTGGATTGCTCTGAACGCCGACTCTACCTACGAGGCTTGATTCGTGACTACAACTGAAACCGTGAAGGGTCTTTGGGTTGAGAAGTACCGCCCACAGACCGTGGAAGACTGCATTTTGCCAACGGAAACGCATGAGAGTTTCATGCGGATGGTTGAACGGGGAGAACCACAGAACCTCCTGTTGTCGGGAGGACCAGGCTGTGGCAAGACCTCCGTGGCAAAGGCACTCTGCAATGATCTTGGTTGTGACACCATGATCATCAACTGCTCCGAGGATGGCAACATTGACACCCTCCGCACGAAGATTCGCAGTTTCGCTTCCACCGTGTCCTTGACCGATGGGGTCAAGAAGGTCGTGATCTTGGACGAGTTTGACTATTCAAACGCACAGTCCACTCAACCCGCCCTTCGCGGTTTCATTGAAGAGTTTGCGGACAACTGCCGCTTCATCCTGACTTGCAACTTCAAGAACAGGGTGATTGAGCCGCTGCACTCACGATGCACCTGCATTGATTTCCGCATTCCCTCCAAGGAGAAGCCTGCTCTTGCGGTGAAGTTCCTGAAGCGGGCAGCGGAAATCCTTGAAGCGGAGGGGGTGCAGTACGATGAGAAGGTGGTAGCCCAACTCATTATGAAGTACTTCCCCGATTTCCGCCGTACCCTGAACGAATTGCAGCGGTACGCCGTGAGCGGCAAGATTGATGTGGGCATCCTGAACAGCGTGGGTGATGTGGCTGTGAAGGAGTTGATCAAGCACATGAAGTCCAAGGATTTCGGTGCTGTCCGCAAGTGGGTG